GTAATACACCATTATCAGCAGATGAGGTAACAGTATGAGCATGATAATTGATGGGACTAATGGTCTTACATTTAATGATGCTACTACGCAGACTAAGGCTGGTTTAGTGGCTGGTGGAACTATTGCGACTGGAACAGTTACTACATTAACAACAACAACTATTTCAGACGGCACTAATAGCACTTCTGCAACTAATTCCATTAAGGGTTCTGCTAAAGCATGGGTAAACTTTCAAGGTGGAAATACCAATACTGCTGGTGTTATTAACAGTTCTTACAATGTTTCAAGCATTACAGTTAATGGAACTGGTGATTACACAGTTAATTACACTAATGCTTTTTCTAGTGCCTACGCTTATGCGGTTGTAGCAAGTTGCTCTGAGCCACAAATTAGAATAAACAATGCAGCAGCACAAACAACAACAACCACTAGAATAGAAACCAAAAATACGTCAAATACAAACATTAATTCAGTTATTGTTTCAGTTATTGCGATATCTGCGTAATTTAACAAGGGCTTAAAATGACACAAGCAATTATTTTTACAAACGACAATGGTGGTGTATCAATTTGCATCCCTTCTGGCGAACTTCCTATTCAAGAAGTGTTAGCTAAAGATTGTCCTGAAGGCTCAATTATTATTGATGATTCAGAATTGCCACAAGATACTGAATACTTTAATGCTTGGGAACTGGTTGATGGTGTAGTGGTAATTAATGAAACTAAAAAACAATCTATTATTGATGCTAAACAATCCCCAATAAATGCAAAGGTTTCTGCACTAGCTAAATTAACTGCACTAGGTCTTACCCAAGATGAAGTAAAGGCTTTGGTAGGATGAACTTTACTTTCACATGGATACTAGACAAATTTGGGCTACAACCTAAATTTGAGGTTACGCCTGTTGCCAAAAAAGCTACGACTGTTGCCAAAAAGAAACCAGCGGCCAAGAAAGTAGTCGCTAAAAAAACTGTACGCAAGAAAGCATAATTATGGCAAACCTAACAGAGCAAGAGATCGAGGACATTGTAGAGAAAGTAACTGAAAGAGTTATCGAGAATGTCTATACCTCTGTTGGCAAGTCTGTAGTAACAAAGTTTTTTTGGTTTATCGGTGTTGCCGCAATAGGCCTGGTTACTTACCTTGCTGGCGTTGGCCACATCAAGATCGGCAACTAATGATAGAGACCTTACTCGGCTCCCTCCTGGGCGGTGTATTTCGCATAGTCCCAGAGGTAATGAAACTGATTGATGCTAAGAATGAACGCGATCATGAATTAAAAATGTTAGACCGGGAGATGGATTTTGCCAAAATTAAAGGTGAAATATCTATGCGGGAAACCCAAGCCACCTTGATGGGTGAGGAGCTGGTTTCAATGACCGAGGCTATCCGCGAACAAGGTCAGACCGCAAGAGCTGCTGGTAAGTTTGTAGCCGCCATCTCTGCTTTAGTCAGACCTTTAGTTACCTACTGGTTTGTCGTTTTGTATTCTTTAGTCAAGATCGCCTCTATGTTGATGGCCTACCAGGCTAATGGCGATTGGAAACAAGTACTCATTACTAGTTGGAATGCTGACGATATGGCGTTACTAATGATGATTCTTACATTCTGGTTTGTTGGCCGAGTATGGGAACGCAACAAGCAATAGACATAGCCGCAGAGCTATGTAAACGCTTTGAAGGTTTTAGAAGTAATCCATATATCTGCCCGGCTGGGTATCCAACCATCGGATATGGCACAGTCTATAAGCCAGATGGTACCAAAGTAACACTACAAGACAGCCCTATATCAGAAGAGACAGCGCTCTCATGGCTGATGCAAGAGCTAACCAACAATTACATGTCTGGAGTTTTAAGGGCATCCCCTAGCCTTATCAATAATCCATTGGCCTTGGCCGCGATGACTGACTTTGCTTACAACCTGGGCGTTGGTAGGTACCGCGCCAGCACATTGCGTAAGCGCATAGATAATCAGGATTGGGATGGTGCCACCATAGAGTTACACAAATGGGTCTATGGCGGCGGTAAGAAGTTGCCAGGGCTTGTCATACGCAGACAGGCCGAGGCAGATTTACTAACTAGCGTCTAGCATAGCTTTACGCTTTTGCTTGTGCGCTGTCATGCAAGCCTTTTGAACTGCACTAAGCAGCCCTAAGACATCAGCATTAAGCGTATTGAACTCGCCTATCTTGCTGGCTTTAACTTCTTTACTAAGCCTAGACCTAGCAACCTTATCAGCGATGTCGTTATAAGACTCCATCCAAGAATCAATACCCTCACAGACAATGGCATCCTTGCCGGGGATATTTAGCATGAACGTGCCAGGCTTTAGCAAATGATCTGACGCTACGGGTAGCGGAGCATCCTCTATTGGTGGCACAGGCATCTCTTCAAGTGTTGTATTTTTGATACAGTTATCCAAAACTTCTGGCTCTGAAATTGACAACAATGGGCTAGAAACGATGGCATCTAACGGGTTATTAGACATTGGCTTGATCTGTCTATTAATAACCTCGTCCACAGGCATGTCCTGAGCCTCCTCAGCGGTGATTAAACCTTTAAGAACATCAGGGAACGCATCTCTCAAAGCAAAGCCTCTGGCGCGCATTTGGAGCATTCTCTTGGGATACTGAGACCAAGGCCCTTGCTTACCCCATAGACCAGCCCTCTTGGCATCCTCTACAGAGTACTTAGATACCACCTCAGAGCGGCCTCTGCGCTTTACCCGGCAGATCGCCACAGGATTGCTGGTGCCATCACCCTCAATGCTCTCTTGCACATCCTCGCATACTGGGCTGGCCTGTACTAATGCCATTGCTGCATCGCCATATACGCTTGGCTTGCCATTGATGACAGAGATATTCTGCAATGCCTGGAGGGGCGCGAGACCGATCTCGTAACCCCATTGGACTGCAACTAGCACATCCTCTGGTTTGTTTTGATAGTTCTTTGGAACCATCTGGGATCTAGAGAGCATATTGCTAAACTCGATAGCCTCAGTCATGGTTTGTGGGGCAAAGCCCTGGTGTTTTACTAAACTCATTTTGTTAATTCCTTTATTGAGAGTGTTGATTGACGAATTGTGTAAGCCTCTTTTGCTGGCGTAATCTTTGCCAGCTGGGCTTTATATGTACGGGTAGGCCATGAGATCCGATACTCACCAGCAATTCCTGATGTGCGATTCTTAAGCATTCCCATAATCTCTGTTTGAATTTTAGAGTTTTCCTCTTCTGCTTTTGTAATTTTTAGCTTGTTTTCTATAAGTAACTTAATCAACTCTTCGGCATAACTATCCAGCATTACTGGCTCATCATCTGAGCCTGATGCCCAAGTCCTTGCGGCATCCTTTGGATTAATTGGTGGGTAGTAATCGATCTCGCCTGTATTCATATACCGATCTATCTTGTCCTGGAATGTCTTAGATATCTCTTCGATGAGCCGTATTGTGGGCAAATGCGGCTCAAACAAAAAGATCCGCAACTGCGTACCCTGGTAGAGCGTACATACCGCGCCCCAACCAGCTTTCATGATTGACATCTGGGCTTGCAACTGTATAGGCCCACGATACAAAGGCAGCACATCCTCAGCTGGCATTGAGGTTAGCTTGGCCTCCAGCACGCCCATACCATCAAGCGTGATCGAGTCCTTGCCAACCACATAGATACCATTATCTGGATCGCTGACAATGGTCTGACCCTTGCCGTACGCTGTGCCATCTAAAGAGCAGCTGAGAGGCCACTTATCGTGAAAGAATGGCGTATGGTAATCAATGTTTAGATCCTTGCAGTTCAGCCTGTTTGCGGCCTCCAGCAAAATTGTAGGCTCCATCGTATTACCCCACCGCATGGCCTCGTTAGATATATCAGCCTGTGATATACCATTGATACTATCAATTGATGAGAGCAGCTCATCGTTGGGCGATCGATACACGCTCATACCGCAGACCGCTGGTAATCGGCTGGCTGAGAGCATATCGTTTGGCGTGACTTTTCCTACCATATCAAATCTCCGTTTCGGTTTTAGATTCAAAGTATGCAGACAGGCTGATAGCGTAACGCGCTACCTCGGCGGCCATGTCACTTGCGGCCTCGTTGTTATTTGCTTGTGCGGCCTGGTGCATTAGTCGCATGAGTTTGTCAATGCGTAACAAGTATTCAGAGTAATCCATCATTTTGCCCTCTTCATGGCAGCCATAGTTGGCGCTTTCTTAAGCCAATAGCGTTTCCACTTATGGCTCGGTCTATCTGGATCGTGTTCGTACTGATCCTCAATCTGCCAGCCACAAGAGCGCAGCTGATGGATGTAATGCGCTAGGCGCGTGATGCCATAAGACTCAATGGCGTGCCAACTGGTAATGCCTGTGCGTCTACGAGATTTAAGGTGGTTCATTACATGTTCTAGTTGTGTGTTCACTTCAGTTTCCTTTCATTTAAAAAAGCAATAGATCGGTAGTATTCCCAGCGTTTTTGATACTCTTTATCTTCTGATGGTGGCACCCACCCGGTACGCTTTAGCGTACGCATGATGTCGGTTTTAACGGCTGAAATATAAGGTGACTCCATATCATCTAAATTCATACGGCCACCTTGTGTGTTGGGGTTGGGATAGGATCTGCCTCAACACATCCAGACAGGGCTACTATTACGACAAAAGCAATGAACGCTAACGCGCCCAGCACTTTGTCGAATGTGGAGTCCTCCGACTTGTACAAGTCTTTGGACGATTTGTTGTGCTGATTAAACGACTGCATAGTTAACTCTCCTGATTAGTTGTGCTACTTGGGCTGGGTGCCAGGTCTCATTGCCCCTGGCGGTCTTGATGCCGCGTAACTGCAACTCTGCGGCTACATCACGCAAGTTGGAACCAACTTGAGCGAGGATACTTTGAAGTGATGGCGCTACTTTCTTAACATGAGCATTACAGCGGTCGCTGATGACCTTTAAACCAGCCTGTGAGCCGTTCTGTGGGGTTGGTGAGCCTAACTTAACACCGCGACTTTTAGCAACTGCTAAAGCCTCTTTAGTGCGTTTGCGTATCTTGGTTGACTCCCACTCAGCAAATACCGCGGCCATCTGTAAAAATGCGCGGTCAGCCTCTGGCATATCAACTGCAATAAACTGCACGCCAGACTCCAACAGGCCAGAGATGAAGTGAACATTACGGGCAAGGCGATCTAGCTTTGCAATGACTAATGTAGCTTTATTCTTTTTAACTAATGCCAAGGCGGCCATCAGCTGTGGTCGGTCAGCCTTGCGGCCTGACTCAATCTCTGTAAACTCTGCAATTATTTCTTTGCCAGCGCAGTACTGTGATACTGCTGATTGCTGGGCCTCAAGACCAAGGCCTGATTGGCCTTGACGTAAAGTTGATACTCGGTAGTAGGCTACGAACATGATTAACTCCTCTTTCTGGGTAGTTAGTTGCCCCCGTAGGGGCATTTAATTATTGGGTGCAATCCTTGCAACTGCATGGAATAACATCTTGTTTGGCGGCTTGTTTTAGTTCTGCCATTGAATCAAATCCACGAATATGGACAATTTCATCTGAGAACCTAAAACCATTTGGTAGGTTAAGCATATAGTCTGTAAGGTCGCTAAACCTACTGCTACATACATCTACATCACGCTTGATATTTAATTTGTATTTCATTGTTAACTCCTCTATCTGGGTGGTTAAAAGCGATATCGCTTAGATGTGACTTTACCACAGTCAAAGTACCCGTCAAGGACTATATGTAGTTTTACAACACTTATTTTCAACTAATTTCTAGGTGTTTACCCTAGTTATTGCGCTACTGGTAGTGATACTGTATGCTCACAGATATCGGGTGGTATTGACACTATTCAGCTCAAGTACTCGCAGACGAACGACTAAAAAGACTTGCCACCCGGTGCCTATAAACAGGAGAAAAGATGTCAGAACTAAAACCATTCCTAGTGCGACTGCGCCCAGATGTTAGAACATTGTTAGAACAGACTGCCTTAGCGCGAAAGAAAACCATAGCCAGCATCATTAACGAGGAGTTGAGGGCATCCCTCGGCAAGCAAGGAGATCTAAGCCAGCGTCTTACACAGATGCTTGCATGATAGTTCTTACTCTGCCATTCCCGCCCAGCGTCAATACTTACTACAGACGCGGCGCTCATGCTACCTACATGAGTAAGCAAGGGCGCGAATACAAGAAAGCCGTAGCTGATTACATCTCCGAGTCAAACGCTCCCAAATTGGGATCTGCTAGGCTATACCTTGAGGTTGTTTTGTGGCCCAAGGACAAGCGCAAATACGATATTGATAACCGCGTCAAGGCCTTGTTAGATAGCTTGCAAGATGCTGGCGTATTCGATGACGATGAGCAGATAGATCAGATCAATGTGTATCGCGGTAATGGAGCATTTAAAGGTGGCCAAGCCAGAGTAATGATTGAGACATTGGAGACCGGCAATGAGCCATGAAAATGATATGTACACAAAGGCCGTACAGGCTGACAGTTCAATCACCGGCAAGCGTTGGTGCAGTAACTGTCAGATGGGCAAAGATTATCGGAATGGAGCATGGATAGTAAGCGCAAACAAAAGACAAAAGAGATGGATGTGCAAGGATTGCTGGGAGCGCAAACAGGAGAGGGAAAAGAAGTAGATGAGGACAGGCTTAGATGTTTCGCTTGTGGTCAACTTCATCCAGGACGGCGGCTACTTCGTTTGCCTAATGGCCAGACAGTCGGAAACTACTCGGAAGAGTACCGCCTGTATGCGGAGGCTAAATCCACGCTCAAGAGATTTAGAACTCGAAAGACCCGGCAACTGCACCTTTCGAGAGTGGCAGAGCTGCGTGGCCAATCTGGCTACAACGCACTACGCAATGCCATGTTAGAGATATACAACCGAGAGAACAAAGAATGAACGCAAATGAACTAGCTGATAAGTTAAACCAAGGACATTGGGAAGGCGGAACAAGAGAACAAGCCGCTACCATGCTACGCAAACAACAAGAAGAAATAGAGTACTGGAAAGACAAGTTTAACAAGGCTATGGAGTTACAAGAACCAAAGCCAGCAAAGTATTCAGATGCTTGGTGGAAAGAGGTAGAAGAGTTTAATAAAAAGGCACAAGCAAAATGATTTGTATCAATGAAGAGTGCGATAGCGAGGACATCAAGGTAGCCGAGACCAGGCCACATGAGTTCAACAATTGGGTCTGTAGACGCAGAGTGTGTAAGGAGTGCGGATACTCTTGGTGGAGTAATGAGATACCGCATTTTCAGTTGCCACCGAGCCTCGTATAAACCCTATTTACTTTTCTATGGATATGCGTATAGACTGTCTGAACGGGGCCATAACCCAGCCCTTGAGAATGATGCATCATCAGACTCAGATAAACGCAGTCGAATCGTGGGGAAAGTTCATGCTACCAAGCATCGAGTCCAGTTCCGCGGAGGTGAATAACCCAGACAAGGCGATAAACGATAGATGCTCTCTGAAAAGAGATATCCCGTACATATATACGGGTGAGGTTCTATGAAGGTTTTAAGCGGGGATAAACCAAACTTCCAAATCCCTACCAAACCCAAAGTAAAGCTAAAGGCAGCGCCACCAGATCAGCGGCAGATCGCTGTGATGCCCATCAAAGCATTGACAGATAGAAGATTAAGTGGGGGCTGCGTACGAGTTCTGGCATTGATATGTAGTTACTGCAATCGGGCTGGGATTACTTGGGTAGGACAGCAGCGCTTAGCTAAAGACCTCAGTACTAGCTCACGATATATATCTAATCAAGTTGTTAGACTCCGAGAGCTTGGATATATTGAGACCTTAGTGAAAGGTGGCAAACACAGCCACACAGCCACCACAAGAGTTATATATAACAAGTCTATCAATCAACTAGATGCGATAGCTTTAGTAAATGAAGAGTCCAGAAGTCCAGATATGATTAACAAAGAGGAGAAGTTCATGGCAGAGATGCTCAGCAAGGGGTCTAAACAAGCCCGTAAGACTATTAAACTACCAGTTAAGGGTAAGGCCTTGGAAGTGATCGGAAAGGCTATGGCACCAGTTATAGTGGATCATAACAACTGCGAGGCTATAGTCCAATCGGTATATAGAAG